CGTCGGCAGCGTCAGATGTGTATAAGAGACAGAGACAGTGAACCGCATGAAACGGCTTGGGCTGGTGCTGCCCCTGTCCGATCTTGGATTCAAAGAAGACGACAAGAAGATCCGGCCGCCCTTTTCCGATCGCTGGATACGCGAAAAGATCGTGGTTCCGGGCGCTCTGGACGGGCTCAATACCGAAGCGCGCTGCATTGTTCTTGGGATGGTCAACACCGGATACCGGCCCAGTGAAGGTGCCGCCTTGACGCGCGAGACGATCCGACTTGACTGCGCGGTGCCGCATATCGCCATCGAACCGGAAGGTCGGCAGTTGAAAAGCGTTCATGCGCGGCGCGTGATTCCGTTGGTCGGAGTGAGCCTTGCCGCCTTTCGAGAATGCCCGGACGGGTTCGCGCGCTACCGGACCAGTTCGGCGGGACTGTCCGCGACCGTCAACAAGTTCATGCGCGGCAACGGATTGATGGAAACCCCGCAGCACAGCTTGTACGGATTGCGCCACGCCTTCGAAGATCGGATGCTTGCCGCAGGAATTGACGATCGCATTGGGCGCGACCTGTTCGGGCATCGGCTCAATCGTGAAAGGTATGGTAAGGGTGCAAGTCTGGAACATCTGGCTGATCTTATTCAAGCCGTTGCCATTTGAGCCGCACAGATAGCTCTGGCGCGTTCGATCGGATCAGTCAGATCCGCCGACTCTGCGGCTTTCACTTCGCGGTCGAGACGTTCGAAGATCGGCGCAAAAGCCTCATTTTCAAACATGAGTTCGGCCACAGCGGCGCGCGCGACCCGGAGTCGCTCCAAAAGGGATTTATGCGCGCCGCTGCGCATTGCTTAAAAGCCTGACAGGCGGACGCGCACGGTGCTGGTGGATTCGCCAGCCGTTTCAACGGCGACGCCAAGTTTAAGATTCACGCCACTGTCGTCGTCAAACGTGACGAGGTGGTAACCCACGTCCCAAAAAATACTATCGCCCAGATGTATGTCTTCGTCCGCTACTTTACGCATTTCGAAGACACCTGAGGTTGCCACGTCTACTGCTGCGCCCATCGCTGCTTTGCCCATGGCGATGCCAACGATTTTACCAGCAAAGACCGGCGCGCCGCTGGTCACATTTGCCGGAGCTTCTATTGTGATATTGTCGCCGGGTTGAATGTAGTTGTTCGCCATTTTCTAGAGTCCTTTCGAGGTAAGGGGATATTGGATGGTGCGCGTGGAACCGCTGTAGCCTGCTATGTCCCGGTTGACCGCCGTCAAGGCGCGGGACAGTTCGGCATCCGATTTGAGCTCGATTTCCTCGCCAGTGCTGTCTCTGACGCGCCGGGTCCCGGAGTATCGAGCGTCCTCCAGGGACGCCCGATACTCAAGCAGTTTGGCAAGCGACGCCATCAGAGGTTGCCGCGGTGCAGGTATGCGCCGCGCCAATCGACCCAGCTGGTGCCAAAGTCGAGGAATGCCCGGTATTCCATGCCAAGAGTGGTCCAAGCCTCCTGGCGCTGGATTTGCACACCCTGCGCCGATTGCAGGTAAGCGAATTGCAGGGACGGCAGCCGCGCCGGATCAGCAAACACATAAACATCGTTACCGGTGATGCGAGGTTCGACCACAAGCGTCAGTGCGCCGGCTGCCGTGTTCACATCCTCGGATTTGGCAGGATAGAAGCTGGCGAGCAAACGTTCGGCGTCGTCTTCGGCCTCTGGACCAACGATCATGAAGCGCGGTGATGTGCCCACGATGGTCTTGCCGTCCAGCCCTTTGACCAGTCGCATGGCCTTTCGAGCATCGGGATAAATGGTGACACCAGTCGAACCGATCGCGTCAGACAGATCGCCAGCCGGGTTTGCGAGGTTGCCGCGCGAGATCGCAAAAACCGCCGTGCCATCGCTCATTACCGGGTTGCCGGTCAGCAGGGCCACCAGTTCGTCTGCTTCGGTTTGCGCCGCTGCCTGCCCGATCGCGCTGGTCATATCGCCGAGCATATTCAAATCGTCGTCAATCAACAGCTTGCGGCTGACGCTAATCGCGCGGCCGAAGGTCTTGAGGCTCATACGCTCGCCGGATTCGGCGCGGCTGGTGTGGGTGAATTCGCCCTGTTCTGTCATCTCTTCGAGCCGCCCCATCTCGCCCAGGCGGATCGAGGTCGACTCCTTGAAGTTCGGCAGTGTCCGCTGACGTGCGAGGCTCTTGAGCGGGCTTTCGGCGGCACGGTAGGCGTCCAGCGCGACCTTGCCCATGGCGTTGCTGACCACCAGCGGGAAGTCGGACGTACCGTGTGCTGCGCGGGTGAAGATCTCATCCGCAGACAGGCCGCGTGTGGACTGCCCCGCCCGTTGCAGCGCATCCGTGGCGAGGTCGCGCAGGGTCATGTTCACGAATTCGCGCGACGCCTCGGGCAGATCGCCGCCTGTCATGCGGAAGGCCACCGCGTCGGACTGCCGGGTGTGGATAGTTGCCGGGTCTTCACTGGAGCTGTGAACGCGGATGCGCGGTGCCGCTGCGCTGCGTTTCAGCATTTCAGCGCGGGCAGACTCGCGGATTTCATCGTCTGTCATTTCCGCGTCAGCCATGCGGGTTGCCCAGTCTTCGCTGAGACCGCAGACACTGCGCATCGTTTCGACCTGCGCAGCGCGGTCGGGTTTGGTGTCATCAAGGGCCATGGAGATACTCCGTTTCTTGGCATTGGGATCAGCTGGAATTGCGACAAGCGAAACCTCCTGGAGTCGCCAGTCAGTTGCGGTTCGGGTGCGGGTGCCATCGGTCACGCCATCGCGCCACTGCGCGACGCTGTAGCCGACCGAAAAGCTGGTCAGGGTGCCGTCACGCACCCGGTCAACGATGGGCGACGCGTCCTGCGCGGTCGAAAAGGTCAGGTCTGCAACGACTCCCCCGTCTTCCAGGCGGAAGTTCCGGGCACGGCCAATGGTGGCGGTTGCGCGGTGCCGGTCGTGACTGTCCAGCAGCGGCACGTCCAGCGTGTCGAGGTTCAACGCCGCCGGATCCAGAATTTCGAGGTATGCGCCGCGCGTATCGCGTCGCTGGACCGGGGTTGCAGTGGCAACGACTGCGGTGATGGTTAGCGGCCCACCAGCCACGCCAGCGGGTGCAGTGACCGGCATGGTGCGGGTCAGCAGTTCAAGCGTCTGCATTGTGATCTCCAAAGGTGAGTTTGAGGGCTGACCCGCGGGCGCGGTCTGCGGCAATCTCGGCGTCCAGTTCGTCAATGGAATAGCCCAGCGACGCCACCGCCTGACGGCGCGACATTAGGCCTTGGTCCATCAGCAGCTTGGTCGCCTGCGCGTCTTTCACAGGGTCCACCCACGGCTGCGCCGGGGGAATCCATTCCACTGCAAACAGGTCGTCATTCAGCGCAGCTTCGATTTGGCCGGACAGCACGGCATTGGTCATCACGCGACGCCAGACCGGGTTCAGCAGTTGCGGCACCAGCGTGTGAAATTGGTAGGCTTCGATCTTCTGACGGAAGCTGACCAGCGCCGCGCGAAGGCTGGAATAGTTCGCCTGTCGCAGATCGCCCGTCAGCAGGTGTTCCGGTACGTCCAACCCAGCGGCAATGGTGCGGGTCATGTGGCACAGGAATTCAGCAACTTGCTGCGCCTGTTGCGGTGCCGTCGTGTTCACCTTCCAGCCGCCAGGCACCTTGAACATTGCGCCGGGTTCGAGGCTCTGCCCGTCGGCAAAGGGATCGTCGGTGCCGTCGCCTATGTCATTTTCATTGGTGAGAATTACGGACAGCAAGGCCGCGACCTTGGCATTGGTCTGCAAAGCATCTTCCAGCCCGTCCAATTCCGATAGCCGCAGCAGTACGTTCGCAAGGGCAGACACGCCGCGCACGGCACCCGGTCCACTCGGACGGAATACATGCAACACATCTTCCGCCGGAATGCGCACGGGGTGCGCGTAAGTCGGAAACTGGTCGGACGGCATCGCTGGATTGATCCAATATGCGAGGCGTCGGCCATATGAGTCCAGTTCCACGCCATTCGCAATCAGCGCACCGCCCGCAAGATCGCGCGTCATGCCCATGTCCAGCATCTCGGCAGGGATTGCCTGCAGCTGGTTCCCCACCCAATGGAACAGGGCTTCGCCGTCTATGCGCTCGGAACGCACAGCAGATGCCTGTAAACCCGCGAATTCAGTCAGCCCTTCGAGGTCTGCGCCTCGGGTCCATTTGCGGAACGCCGCATCCAGTTGCTTGCGCATTTCGGGCTCGGGATGCTGCGACGTTGCCGTAATGCCCGCGCCGACCGCCGCAGTGGTCCATGCAGACACGCCGGAATGTGCCAAGGGATTATTGGCCGCAAAATGACGGGCACGGCGCTGCACAGGTTCCCGCGCTGCGGATGCCTCAGCCGCCCACGGGCCGAATGACTGTGACCCGCCACCGAAGCGGCGCGGCGCCTTCGTTGCCCCCTCATAGCTGCGCACGACTTTTGGTTCGGCGGAACGCCGTTTGAAATGAGCGAGGAATCGCATTGGGATGACCTTGTGTCTAACGACACTAAGCATGGCGTATTCGTTTAATTTGAGTCAAGCGTATGTTTTTTAAGGAAAAATGTGAATTTTTTCACAAATCTATTCGCAAGGCGCGATAGGATCGATTTAGTTGTCCTAGGTCGGTTCATAAAGTCCCGGTAAACCTTTATCGGTCCAAGAACTTCAAGGTGTCACATTTACGTGACTTCTCTCGCTGTTGCAGCTAAGTTACGATTCCTGATTTTATTGAAGGCGAGTGTCAGAAGCCCATTGCTTTATAATATGGGTCTTTCGAAAGGGCTGGGTGCTTGGCAATGATTTTAGGGATAATTGAGCCTGCTGATTTATTGCCAGACGCCGCTAATAGAACTAGCACTTTTGGATAATAAACTTTTTGTGGATATGAAGTATTGCTAGCTTCTAGACAGGGCAATCGCTTTTGACCTAAGTCACTGATATCCTGTTGAGAAGTTGGAGCAGGAACTCATCGTCCCACCCGGCGCGCTTGAGTTTGATTGACAGCGACGTCTTCGACGGATCGCGTCGAACCACGTCGAGTGCACGTC